CACGTAAATTTGAGGGTAAACCTATTAGACACTATGAAATGCAATTTATATTTGGTAATTTTATCCATACATTAAAAAACAGTCTATTAGAAAATGAGTATGTAGTAAAAGGCCCAGAGCCATCAATTGAAGTTGAATTCTCTCCAGATATAAGTACTTTAGTTACTATCAAATGTAGGATAAAATAATGGATAAAGTAAAATTAGCTTATTTACAATTATTAGAGGTTAAGAAGGCTAGACCATCATATATCGCCTATAGTAATGGAAAGATTTATGCATCATTTTCTACGGAAGATCAAGTACAGATCTTTGAAAATAAGTTGAAGAAATGTATACTAAACAGATAATAGTTTAGTGAAAACAAAGTTCCCATAGGAGTTGAACTCCTATGGGTCTTTTATTTTTTTTATACTGTATACATTATTGGTTGATTTGTATTTGCCGGGTTAACATAGTTATCTCTTAAGAATTCTACAATATCAGTTCTTCTTGAAGCCTGAGCTTCTAATGTAGATAATTTTAAATCGATATTGGCAAATACTGTTTCAATTCCATCATAGTGTTTTAAGTGTTCATATAAGAATACAGCGACATCAGCTTGAGCTAACTGTTCGAATGTTTCCATTTTAGTTGGTTCGATAGTCATAAGATTATCAGGATGCTTTACGAATACACCAATAGTTACATTTTGCATTAGATTATTAGTATTTCCACCTAAAGCCATTTGGAGTTTAACCATATTAGGAGGAATGAAATCTAAGTAAATGCCGCTATTAAATAATGAAGATACATCTGCATAGCTTTGGGCTAGCATCATGCTATCACCATTCATAGATCTAGCTAATACATTATAGATGCCATAGCCAGAATATTGTTGGAGACCAGCACGTTCATTATCAATATCACTCCAAAGAATATCCTTAACGCCTAGGATTTCATAATTATCTGGAATGTGACGGTCTAATAGATAGTATCCATCTTTCATATCTTCTTTAGTTAATTGGACTTTAACCATATGAGGAAAGAATCGACTAAATGTAGTCAATGTATCAGGTTTAATAACCGAGTCTGCCCAGTTTTTCTTCTGTAATTGTTCAGGTAAGTTCAAAGGAGCTGTACCTAAACGTCTTTCTATTTTATTTACGACATCTGTCATTCTATTATACATATATTGTCATAGCTCCTTTTTAAAAAGCACATTTTAATGATATACTATAATGTTGAAGGAGGCCTGTATAAATGAATAAGTTTGATATAATCGAATTGGGACAACAAACAATGCAATTTACATATGACACTTTCAATGGTAAAGTTAATCATATTGATCCATATACAAAATTGATTTTTGTTTCTGGATATTTAGAGAAGATGAGTAATATAGCTCGGACTTCTCCATATGGATACATCTATGTGAGTTTAGATGCATTCTATGACACAGTTACAACTCACCCATATCATACTACTGATGCAATCAGAAATCTTGCTATGGAAATTATTATTCATGAGTTAACTCATGTAGATCAACTTATTGATTTAAAACACATCAAATATAATATTGAATATCGACAAAGTATTGAAGAGCAATGTGTTAAAAAATCTTGCGAATATATCTTAGACAATATTGGATTCATTCAAAGTGTTGGATTACCAGTATTCAGAGAAATGTATGAACCAAGATATGAAGCTCTAAAAAATGTAATCTATTTCCAAAAATATCCAGAGCTTGTAGCTATGGTTAAATTAGAATCTATTATTGGTCCATCTTTTAAACTATACGTTAAAGGTGATGTCTTCTTAGACTTCACAGATAAGCTAGGAAATAATCGTAGAATTATGGTGGCTAAAGATAGACAATATATCAATTCTCAAGCATTGAATGATATTTGTGAGTTCTTATTTATCAATAAGAACTTCAATATTGAATTGAAATCTACAGAAGATGAAAATCTAAAAAATACTTTAGAAATAAAAATCACCCAAGGAGTTTAACTCCTTGGGTTTTATTTATTTTTTTTGATTAATATTGTTTCTTAGCCCATTCCATGATTTCGTCTTTGATATATTTTTCAGGAGACATAATCAAGGAAGCACCAGATTCATCGAATAATTGTACATTACCATTTTCAAGAACTTGCATATTACGTTTACCAAATTCCATTACATCGGAAATCATATCTACGTTTGCCGATTCAGATTGGATATAACTAATAACTGCAGGGTTATTGATAGGAATGATACGACCAGCATATGATTCATTAACTACAATTTCATTTGTATTAGCTAGATCGCCAGCAGATTCATTAAGAAGTTTAGTAGTATATGCACGTTTATGAGATGGATAAATTACACGGTCCCAAGTAATAACTTTTAAGTTCTTTACATAGGATTTACCACCCATAGATTCAAGATTACCAAGAGCACGAAGACTGAAGCTTGGAAGTTCGCCATCTAATAAGTCTTCATTAAAGTTACGACCATATTCAGTATTCGTACCAGTAAACTTAGCTAATACATCAGTACCTTCCATCCAGATGTCTAAGTATTTAACACATACTAGACGTGGATCAATTGTAGATTGACGTTGAACGCTGGATTCCATCGGGTGACCATCTTCACCCTTCATATTACCGCTTTTGATTAATTCTCTTGTACGTTCACATGCAATTTGAGCTTTCATATCATTAGTAGCATAAGAGCGACGATTACGATTTACAGTATCTGTATCTTGAAGGATACCTTGTGCAATAGGTTTGTTGTTAATATTTTCAACAATCTTTGTTTCTCCAACAGTCATTGGAGCTTCATGTATAATAAATGGGATGCACTTTTCCATTATAGACCTCCATTTAATCTCTAAATATTTATTATTACTTATGTTGACAGGATAAGTTATATCTGGGTTTATTTATTTAAAGTATTCAATATAATACTGGAACTTTATAATAATAACTGACCATAAATAGGTGAAAAAGGAGATTTAAATACAATGCTAACGAATATACGTAAACGGCAACATGAGTTAAATACATCATACAAGTCTAATGGCTCGTTTGCCAGACTGTATGATATGGTTTATGAAACTCATGATATGAATAAAGCAGATATGCTTTTCAAAAATATTCTTGAAGTGGACTCTAATCATGATATGGCAATAATGAAATCGTTGGATCTCCTAGTTGAGTTGTACAACCATGTACCACCTGCTGAGGTCAATCGTGAACGACAAAAGGTATTGGAGTCTATTACTAAAGTAAGAGATGCATCTCAATTCAAAGCATATCTTCAACGAAAGATGGCTCTCCATAAAGGCCGTCTTAAAAATAAAATCAATAAGAAGATAAGTGATGCTTCTGAAAAGATTAAAGACTTAACTGATAAAGCAGCTAATGGAGTTAAAGATGCTTTAGGTACTAATTCTCCATCTGAAGATCAAGCAGCTATCGCTCAAATGGAAACTTTAAATATGGCTCTTGAGTTGGCATGTGAAGTTGCTACTTATGACCGCATCATCTTCAATTATGAAAAGATCAGTAAGCGTTTTGATTTAGATAAAATTGTACTTGAAAATGTATTAACTGCAGATGATGCTAAAGTTAATGCAATTAAAGTTGCAAAACTAATCGATACCTACAATATGAGAGATATCCAAAAGTTCAAGATTGCAACTGAAGAATATCTTTACGTATTAACTAAGAATGGTTGTAAATATGAAATTGGCTCTGTAGTTGAAGCTATGAAAGACTACTTCTTAATCAACTCGAGCGATCCAACTGCATTTACTGCTGTACTTGAAAGTACTTTAGAAGAATTATCTAAATATAATCCTCTTTCTAATAGTGATATTGGTAAGATTGTAAAGAATACAATCATTGAAGATGATCCTAAAGAAGTTATTGATCTAGGTAGTAAGAAAGTAGATCTATATATTGCTCAATTTAAGTTCGATAAAGCTCTCGATTGCTTTAAGCTACTATTGAAGAATATTTATACCGATTTAGGGTTAGATGTATATATTGACTCTATTGAGAATATCATTCTTACTCTAAAATCTATCAATGCAGACCTAACCGAATACGCCAATATTCTAGTTGACTTTAATAATAAGGTATTGGAAGAAAAAAGTAAAGATAAGTTAAATAAACTTGTATTAATTGCTTCTTTATATGCTAAATATAAAGAAGATCTAAATATGGATAATGATGAAGCTTTAGCTGCTAAATTTGATGACTTTATTTCTACTGTAGAATCTATTAGTACTGATACTACAAAAGATAAAGAAGTTAATGTAGCTGCATTATCTGAAAAATTAGATATCATGAATTCTGCGATGGAAAATATATACAAACGTAATCTAATTGAATGCGTAGAAGATTCTATTGATAGATATGATACTCAAACTATTGTAAATATTGCTAATATAGCTAAACATAATCCTTCTCTTTTAGATCCAGAAGAATTATCTGCTGTATTTAAACGCCATCTAAGAGATTGCCGTGCGATTAAGCATAAAACTGCAGATGATTATGTGCGAATTGATAATCTAAAAGATAAAGCTGAAGCATTACGACAATATAACGATAATGTAGAAGATTGCTCTATTATTGATCATAATAATGCTAATATCGATGAAGCTATTGCTCATCTTAAAGTACTAGAAGGATATAGCAATTGCATTTATGATTTTGCTAAATATCCTACAGTAGTTAATGAAATGGATATCATTAATACTATTAAAGTTGCATCTCAAAAGATCAAATCTAAGATTGGTGAATTAGATGACAGCGTTGTCAATATTAGCCGTCAATTTGATGCTCAAATGGATCAATTAAAACGTATTATTGATAATAAAGAATTTGAATCTGAAAACAGAGAAGCAGTTATTGCTGGTAATATCCTCCCTAAGGCTAGTCGTATTGTTAAATTGGCTATCACTAGTGGTATTGCTGCATTAATCAACCCTGCATTATCTGTTGTTGTTATCTTAGGTTATCTAGGCATGTCTATGAAAGCTCAATCTAAGGAACGTAGAAAAGTTCTTGAAGAAATTGATATTGAATTAGAAATGACTAAGAGATATCTTAAGAAAGCTGAAGATGATAATCAATTAGAAAAACAACGTGAATTGTTAAAAATTAAGAAACGTCTTGAAGGTCAAAGAGCAAGACTTGCTTATAATATGACATTCAAACATGGTGAACACGTCTCTGGTAATAGTAACCGTGATGATGACTAATAAAGGAGATAATATAGATGAATTTTTCTGAATATGTAGATTCTCTTTTAACATCTGCGGTATTTACCGAAGCAGATGATGATAAAGATAAAAAAAAGAAAAAAGATGATAAAAAGGAAGAGGAGGAAACTCCTCCTCCAGTTGTCGTTGATAATCCATTAGACTCCGACGCAGATCCTGATGATCAACCAGAAGATTTAACTGATGGCGATCCTGATGCAGACGGTGATGGGGTTGATGATGATAATGAACCAGAAGATCTAGGGGAAGATGATCCTAATGGCGATGATGAACCTGAAGACTTATCTGATGGTGAGCCAGATGAAGACGAAGATATTCCTTTAGACGATAATGATGATACTACACCTGATGACTTAGAGTCTGGCGATGAACCAGATGATCTAGGCGATGGTGCCCCTTCAGACGATATTGATGGCGATGATGTATCTACTGATAATGATGATGTAGATGAGCCAGATGACTTATCTGATGAAGGCGGAGACGATAACAATGCCCCAGATAATACCGATTCTAGTGATGAACCAGATGATCTATCTGATGATAGTGAACCTGACGATTTAGAATCTGGAGATGATTCTGGGGACATGGAACCTGATGATTTATCAGATGATGGATCTGATGGTGGCGATGATATTGATTCTTTAGACAGTGGAGGTGGAGACTCCTCTGACTCTACTGACGGAGACACCGGTAATTCTTCTGATCCATTACAAGGATTGGAAAATGAGATTTATGATGATTTGACAGATGAACAGAAAGCTATCAGAAATAAAGAATTGAAAGATAAGTTTGCTGAACTCTATAATCTAATTAAATCTTTTAAACAAAAAGTCGAGTATATTAAGAAGAATAATGATAATATGCAAGTTATCAGTAGAGTATCTAATGCTTTAGATAAACTAGCCGATATGACTTTACATTATATCACTAAAACTTATCATACTAAGACATATATCGAAAATAAATCTGACTTTTACTATGCACTTTGGTGTTTAGATAGAATTGTAGTTCTAATTGAGTCTATAGCGCCAGAAGAACCTGTTAAAAAGTAAATGGTATAGAATTATGCGATATAACAATATAGTAAATATTTTGGTGTCCCTATAGATACCTAATATAATAAAAATAAATTGTACATCCCGAAAGGAGAAAATGATTATGCCAGTTGTAGGTGAATCTCGCGCTGACGTAGTTATGGGTCGTGGTTATGTGACTCCTGCTACTCGCCAATACGCTACAGCTATTCGTGAAATGGCTGAAGACATTCAGCACGAATCTGGTTCCGAATTCTTTACCGACATGCGTCGTATTATGATGGACCCAGCTAGTGTTCAAACTGTTAAAAATTTCTTTACTGAAAATTCCGCTGATGCTGAAGAGTATACAGCATTAGGCAATCCAGATGGTTATGCTGACCATATGGCAATGATGGAAGCTCAATTCGACAATGACCGCAATGCGTTCTTGGAATCCTCTGCTTTGTCTGCATACAATCCAGTTATGGGTCTTGTATTCCCATTGCACAAAAACTTGTTGATGAACAACGTCTTCGATAAAGGCGCTATCAACAAAGCAGTTGCTAAAACTCCTAAATTCACACTTACAATGAAAATTCGTAAGTTGGTTACTCCAGAAGGTCGCGAAATCGACATGTTCACTCAACAAAATGAAATGTTTGATGCGATCCAATCTGCAGCTCCTACTAAAGACGTAGTAGTTAGCTTGCCATTGAACCCTGGTGATGACGCTAAACAAACTGAAATTCGTAAAGCTGTATTCGGTGCTTCTGGTCTTGTACCAAACATTGATAACTTCTCTATTGAATCTGCAGTAACTCATGTAATCGTATCTGCTGTTCCTAAAGCTGGTATGATGAAAGAAGATACAGCAACTCATCAATTGAAACCAGTTGAACAAACTGAAATCACTACTGGTACTGCAATTGAAGTGGCTCTTCCTATTCAAGAATGCCGCTTCGATCCAAGCTATGGCGAAATCGATCGTCAAATGATGACTCGTTTCTCCGTTACTTACGAAGCAACTGCAGGCACTCCTAAAACTTTGGAAGGCATTTTATCTGGTTTCATGAAAGACAATAAATTCATGCTTTACTGCTCTGATCCAGCTGTAACTAAAGTTGTATTGTCTGTACGTCGTGATACTTCCTCTGCAATGCTTAATACTTGCTCTGTACGTTGGGATTCTCAAACAAACATCGTGGAAATTCCTGATGCATTCCCAATCAATACACCAATCAGCCCTGAAGAAGTAAAAGATATTCAAGCTCTTTATAATGAAGATCAATTGACTAATATCCTTTCCTTGTTCAAAACGGCTTTAGGCACATGGAAAGATGACAAAATCCATAAAGAATTGGATAACGACTTCAAAACTATGCCTGCGGCTAATAAAATCGCTGAAGTATTTGACTTCGCACCACCAGAAGGGTATGCATTGGATCAAGTAGAATACCGTCACAAAACATTCATGGATGCTTTGGACAACTACGCTCAAACAATGATCCAAGTATTGAATGACCCTAACATTACTATCTCTGTAATTGGTAACCCTGCATTGATCCGTAAGATCACTCCTACCACTTACACTTACCAAGCCCCAAGTTCCATTGGCCCTGTTGAATTAGACTTCAACCGTACAGTTGTAACTAGCGACAAACGCGTTTACAACTTCGTTGCATCTGATAAACTTCGCAACAACCAAAACTTGATCATCTTGTTAAACCCTCGTAATAGCGATCGTGTAATCTATTGCATTTACGATTATCAATTGTACTTATCCAATGAAATTCGCAACGCACAAAACTATGCATTGCCAGCAGTTCATGCGTTCGAACGTTTCAAATTGGTAAGCTATCAACCAGTTCAAGGTCGTGTTAAGATCATTAACCCTACTGGTTTACGTACTCGTTATGAAAATACTGATCCTATCGGACGTAACCTCATGAACGATTACACTACATATATTCCTGATACTATGACTTCTGCTGGTACAGCTGGTGGCTATCCAAATGCTTCTGCTTACACTAAAGTAAACGATGCTAAGAAAGACATTACAGCTCCAGAAAAAGTTGAATATGTAAAACCTTAATCTAATCTAGGAAATAAACGCCTAGGGTCATTATAGACCCTAGGCATTTCCTTGACTTTAAAGGAAAGGGGATTAGATATGAACAATTATGATTTTCATGATTGTATATCTATTATTGAACAACTCCGCACTAACCAAGACCCAGAACTATTAAGACAATTAGCTCATGAACTAAATATGTTTTTCACTGGTTCTTCTTGTAATGTAGCATTGTATACTCGTAATACGGATAAAGCTTTCTTCGGTATCTGTGTAATGCCTATTATTAAAGATAACGATATCTATGATATCATCTTAAGTGATCCATTTGCATATGATACTGATCATCAAGATAAATCTAAAATTACTAAGTATTATTTAGAATTAGATTCTAAGTTGTTTGATCCAGTCCTCAACTTATCTAATAGAGAAATCTTAGCTTTAATCCTACATGATGTAGGAGCATTAGTAAATTCATCTTCTGCTATAGATATTGCTAGAGCTGAAATTGATGTATACTTGGATAAAACTAATAGTACTATCCGTAGAGCTAGCACTATTAACTATGCGGTATTATTGACATTCGGCTTTAAAGATCTCATCTGGAAGATAACTTCAGTGATGTTCAAAGATCATAGTACGTTACTTGCTGATGATTTCCTCATTAGTTGTGGATTTGGCATGGATCTTGAAACTTCTATTAAGAAGCTTAAAGATTATGGATATATTAATTATCTAACTGGCGGTAAGAAAGATACATCTACTATTATTGCATGGTGTCTATCTGTGTATAATGATGTATTATCTAACCGCATCATTACAATCAAGGGATTACGCAAATCTCTAGAGTATACTTCTATTAGATTAGTAAAACGTGAAATTGAACGTGTAATTACTGCTTTGAGTCGTATCGATGACAACTCTTTACTAGAAGCAGGTCCTATTGACTGGGCTATGAAGAAATATAGGGACACATCGAAATCCTTCAGATATAGTGCAGTCAGAGATTATGAAAATGATCTCTATGAATATCAACTACGTTTACGTAATGTAGAAGATGAAAATGATGCATTGCTTATGCTTCATTCTATTAATACTCGTTTATCTATCATCGATGGTGTATTATCAGAAGATGATCTTGATGATAAACTACGTTCTAAATACTCTATTCTTTACAGTAAGTACGAAAAGCTTCGTGAAGAATTAGCACGCAAAGAAACCTTACGTTTTGACTATAATAGAATTTATATCAACTATCCAGATTTAAATCCTAAGAAAAAAAAATAATATAAGACCCCATGGAGTTGAACTCCATGGGGAATCTTTTTTTTTAGTATTTATGATAATCGTAGACTAGTTCTAGTCTACCTCCTTCTTTAACTTTATATATCTTACCGGTTTGATATCCATAATATTCAAGCATCCCTATGGCTTCGGCCATATTATCACATCTAAAGTGATTTATGACTCCAACGTATACGACATACATTAGACTACCTCCTCATAAGGTAAGAATGAATTCTTCTTGTAAATAATTTTACTAATATCACCAATATGGAGCGCGTTTTTCTTAGCCCACTCCAAATCTTTAGTGATAGCCGTAATTCCTTTACTAATAGCTCCGATGTATAAAACATCTCCCTCTGCTATCTCACCGTCAACACTGTCAACCAGACCATATCCTTCATAACGTGTATAGTCAACACGCGGACGTAGATCTCTAATACCATCTTTACCAAATTGTGCTACATACATTTTCATGATGAAATACCTCCTTAAATTTTTTTATTTCCATTTCTTAATACCATTGCAACCTTACGATGTCTTCCGATACCACGATAGTATGCAATTAACACATATAAATTGCTTGGAATTCCAAGAATTTCTTCTTGGATATGTCCATCATCGTATTGAACTTTAATTTCAACGGCACCGTCCCATCTACCTTTCCAACTAATAATAGTACCGCAGTGGAAATCAGATTCAGTGTATAATCTACAAATCTCATTAATAAAACTTACAGTCCCATTACAGATATTTTCATCTGCTAATGGTAAGAATAACGGACACATTGAATCCTTTTCAATGCAGTTATATTTTAAATTTTCTATAACTTCTTTTTCGATTTTAGTTGTTGGTACGGCTACGTCATTAACAAATTTCATGATGAAATACCTCCTTAAATTAATATCATAAATAAATCTCATCATATATTCACAATAATAATATATTATCATATTAGTATACTTTTACAATCCTAGAATAACACGTTAGGATGTAATAAAATACTACTATCAATACATATTGATAATTATATTCTTATATTTAGGAGGATAAACAAATGGCTCTTGGACAAAGCGTTTTTAATCGAAATTCTTCCAATACTGGAAAGAAAACAATCAATGTTTACTCTAATTATCGTATGACTAACTCTAAAGATGTTGGTCAATATGGTGGTTCTTCTATGAGCTTCTCTTTCTGGCAAGGTACACTCAAGTTATCTATTGCCCCACTTAAAGTAGTCAGTGGCCAAGACTACCCAATGCCAGATCGTGAGCATGAAGTTAGTGCTTATTTGAAGCATACTAAAGCTAATATCTTAGCTAAAGAAATTCGTAAGTTTATGGCTGGCGAAATCCAATCTACTGGTATCACTACAGGTGCACAAACATTCATTACTATCTCTGATGGTTCTGAATTTGGTTTAACTCAACCTGTTGTATGTATTCGTAAATTGAATAAAGATCTTTCTGCTGTAGAAGAGGAAATCTTATTCATTTGCCGTACTGATTTCCACTTTGCAGTTCATAACTTTGATGTGGAAAAATTCGATGGCGATAAAGACTTCGAATCTTATAAAAATATGGACTTAGAAGACTTAGCTGTAGTTCTAGAAGAATATGCTAAATCTATGACTAACGCTCAAGCGTATGCAGTTCATGAAACAGCTCAATATGTAAATAGCTCTATGTTAGCTAATATTGAAGCAATTGCTGACAAACTTGGCGTAAGCACTGGTATGTCTGGTAACTCTAATTATGGTGGGTCTGAATCTAGTGGTGGATTCAAACGTGCAAGTTTAGATGATATGTAATAAAACTAAAGAAGATAGGAACAAGTTTTCTATCTTCTTTTTTTTGTCTTTATAGGAAGTTTATATGGCAAGTATAAGACCTATATTTGAATATGATTCCTTATTTGATACGGATAAATCTATTATAGATATCTTAAGGTCTCAATTTAAAAATTCAAAATACTTTATTCCAGGGATATTAGATGAGGATCCTATAACGATCAGCTATCTATTAAGAGATAGAGAAGATCCAAATCCTTTATCTGTAGTCTTGGAAGATAAATATAAATCATCTGCAGATGATTTATTGAATGAAATTAAAGATAAGTATAAAGATTTACTTTATCTTAATATATACTATACTGATATACATAAACTCTATTCTAATATGCTATTAGTAGATGGCAATAGCTTTAGAGTTAATGTAATGGTAGATAATGAATATCAAGAAGCTATTATTAGAAGTACTTTAGATGGAGCTAAGACTCCTTTAGGTATTTATAATAAAAGAAATGTAGATCTTGATTCATATGATGGGATATATTTAAAATACCCAGAAAACTTATATAACTATGATCCTAAGCCTATTGGTAAGCATATATTTGTTTTACAATATGGCTTTAATGTCGACTATGATATGGATAAACGTATTTATGCAGTTAAAGAGAAATATCATCAAGACTTTGAGAATAATCTCTTTTATGTAAGTAATCCATATGTAGATTTAGCTGAAATAGAAAGGGATTAGAAATGGAAGTATTTTCTAATATTGTACCTCAAAAAGATTTACGTGAGCAATCCATGAAAGCATTGGAAATCATTGCTGAATCTTTAGTAACATCTTTCGGACCATATGGTTCTGCTACTCAAATTAAAAAAGAAAATGTATTGCCTAAATTTACAAAAGATGGTCATACTATTCTTAAACATATCTTCTTCAATGGTATTATCGAAATGAGTATTCGAGAAGTACTTGAAGACTTAACAACTCATGTTGTTAAAGAAGTTGGTGATGGTACAACTAGTGCTATCTTATTATCACAATTAGCATATAAACGCTTTGCTACTGGTCAAGAACCTAACTTGAGCGATGAAGCATATAAAGCTAGTGTTTATAATTTCAAAATGCCTCCAGCGGAAATTGAATATATGATTAATCGTCTTGTAAAAGATGTATCTGGTCGTATTCTTTCTCATGCTAAACAAATTGAAACTTATGAAGACATCAAAAAGATTGCTCTAATTTCTACAAACAACAATGAAGAAATGGCAGAATTGATTGCCGATGTTTATATGCAAAATGGTCAAGATGTTTATATTGACGTTAAGCGTTCTAATGACTCTAAAGATTATGTAAAAATCTTTGATGGTATGACTCTTAATAGTGGATATGCTGATAAAGTTTATGTAACTAATGAAGCAGAATCTACTGCGGAAGTTAATCATCCTAAAATTTACTTCTTCGAAGATCCTATTGATACTCCAGAAATGATTGGTTTCTTAAGTGCTATTCTTTATCATAATATCTTTGAACCATTAAAAGCTAGAACTAAATTGATTCCTACTGTTATTCTTTGTCCTAAAGTTTCTGCCGATGTAGCTACAGTTATGGATCCATTAACTAAGACAATGATTAATGCTAAAGCTAGTGGTATTAATATTCCATTCTGTTTAGTATCCGATATTCATCAAGCTGAAATCATGATGGACTTGGCTAATCTTTGTGATGCTAAGACTATTCGCAAATATAGAAACTTAGAACAACAAGTGAAAGACCAAGAAAATGGCGATGCACCTACAGAAGAAACCATTCAAGAATGGTGTGGTTATGCTGATGCAGTAGTAGCTGGTTATAATAAAACTAAGGTAATCAATCCTAAAAATATGTATAAAGAAGGAACCACTGAATTCTCTGATTTCTATAAATCTATCTTGAATAACTTAGAAATGCAATTAGCTCAAGCTAAGCAAGATGGTAAAGATATGTCAGGTATCGGTAATCTTCGTCGTCGTGTTCATAGCATGAAAGCTAATATGGTAGACTTATATATTGGTGGTGCTACTCCAGAAGAACGTGATAATCGTTTTGATGCGGCTGAAGATGCTGTTCTTAACTGCATGTCTGCGGCTGAACATGGTTATGGTTGGGGTGCAAACGTCCAAGGTCTATTAGCAATCAAAGAAGTATTATCTGATGAAAATACAACTGGTGATTATAAAACAATTGCTCAGTTATTCTATAATTCTTATTTAGATTTGATTTCCAAATTATACGGCAGTTCTTTAAATGAACTTCCTGAATGTATGGCTCAAGCTTCTGATGAAGTTAAAGCTATGGTAGAAGAAACAAACTCTAAAGGAATCCCAGTAAACTTACGCACTAAGCAAACTGACTCCTTGGTATTGTCTTCTATCCGTTCTGATATCACTGTGTTAGAAATTGTGGGTAAAGTTGTAGGTATGTTAGTAACTACTAAACAATTCCTATGTCAAACTCCTGCTCATAATATCTATATAAAATAATTGTCCAGAGCAATCTTGTAAGAGTAGGCCATCAAAGGTCTACTCTGCAAGACCTCACTCTAAGGAGAATTAAATGGCTGCAAAATTACATTTAACTTTAGAAGAGTACGGAAGATCCCCAGCTGGTAAAGGTAATGTGATGGGATCTCAATTATTAGCAGAAAACTATAAGCAACGATTTGAAAAAGTTATGCTTAGAGTTAATGGTAAAATTGACCATAACTTTTACACTGATGGAGATAATTATTTTATCCTTCTAAGAGTACCATCTGAAGTGGTACCTAATTTTACATATGAAGTAGTGTTTAAGTTCATTCCTAAAAGTGGGGATGCTAAACATGCTAAAGATCTTAAAAACTATGAAGTTAGATTCTTCTCTAATGACCCAGCATTTACATTCACATATGCTCATACATATATTGAATATGGTTTATTAGTAGAAGAGCTAGAAAACAAACTTTCTACTGAAGTAATAAAACAAAAACCAAAAGAAAGAAATCCATTTGGAGTTGTAAACTTTGCTAAGATTCTTTACTTTGGTTTCTTATATATAAAACAACATGGTTATCTAGAAAAGCACTATTATGAAGCATCTAATCTTAAAATTAATAGAAAAGATGACTTCTTAAAACTAGTAACCAAGTCTGATGTAAAAGCTATTGAGCGTGAAGAAGCAGAAAGTCATCTACGTAAAGTAGATCCTATGTTTAAGCATAGACTTGAACGTAAACGTCATGATAGTGGTGGCAATATAAAACAAACTAAGACCACCGATAGAATCAA